AGGATCTGTGATAACCTGCAGCGTCTGAAATTAAACCATCATTATCTAAAAACTTAGATATATAATTTGTTAGATCAGATTGAGCTTTCTTTAAGTCTGCTGGATCACCAGGTAAAAACTTTAAATCTTTATCACCAACATTGAAATCAAAACCTTTGAAATCTTGGTTAAAAAGTTCTTCAGTCTTCTTCTGAAAATACTCAGACTTTTTGTAACTCTCTTGCTGCACGGTCTGTGCGTCTTGAACGTATTTCTTGTAAGCATTGTAGTTTTCTTTATCTTCATCTGGAACTAAGCTACCTCTTGACTCAAGCGGTGACTTGTACTGCTCCTTCTGATCTTCAAAAAACTTCTTAGCTTTGGCAAGCTCTTTCTTCTTGGCAATTTCTTTCTTCTTAATTTCTTTCTCTTCGTCAAATTCAGGATCATACCCAAATTTATCTTCGATCATATAATTAATATCCTCGTCATCCAAGTCTGACTCAGTAACTGAGTAGTACTCAGCTAAAAGCTTCTCTGGAGATAACTTACTGAAGTCTTTACTTAACTTCATAAAGTCATCAATACCTCTTCCAGTTTCTTTTTTATACTTTAAGAATGCTGAAACATCCGAAGGCAATTCCTCGTTAGTCTCTCTCTCCTTAAATAATTCATCAACAGAGTTGATGTCCTTGTTGTATCTTCCTTTAATATAGGACAATACATCCTCGTCTTTTAATTCTGGAGTAGTTTCAATCTGTTCATTAGTTTCAACTTGTTCACTTTCAGTGATCACTTCATCTTGTTGAACATCCTGATTAAACTTCTCCTCGTGTTTGTCTAATAACTCTTGTTCAATTTCTTGAATAGAGCGTTCCTCACCTACGCCAATATCGCGCACTGTAAAATTTTCCATTTGATTTGATTTATTAAATTATATTATTATTTATGACAGAGTCAATAAATATTTTAATTTTGCCGCCTCACCAGAAAGTGATTGAGCCATATTACAGATGTCTGGAAATCTATTAGAATCTCCAAAAACCTCAAGTTCGTTAGCGAACATTAATACTTGGTCTGTAAGTTCCAAAGCATCCTGACCAGATTTCATAGGCTCAATTCTCATACCCTTAATTCTCTTTCCAGTATAACCCATTAATTTTTCAACAACTTCGTCCTTGAAGTCTTGTAAGAACTCATAGAATCCTCCTGTTGCTTTGTGTTCTGCGAAACTTCTTGTTTCCCAGTGAATCATATGGAACTGCTCGTGAAACGTAGCTAATCTTCCTGCGATATCTTCTGTTGTCATATTGTTTTATTTATTTATTAGTTGTAAATTCTAACTTCTATAAAAGTATCAATCATAATTCCATCCGTTAAACTTCCTGCACTTAAAGTTTCTATGAAAAAAATTGTAGCCCCAGCATACCAAAAATTCATCATTGCATTAGAATAACCACCTCCTGTATTTAAACTATATAATGACGCTGTTTTATTTGTTGTAAAAACATTAGATGATGCAGTAACAGTAAAACTTCCTGTACCACCTCTTGTAAATGAAAAAGTTGCACCAGTTGTGTTTTTAAGCACTTTAGCTGTTGGAGCTCCAGTTCCTGATTGAGATATTAAAGCTGAATATACTTTGTAATCAACTAAAGCAACAGTTCCGTCAGCGTCTGGAAAATATATAGTTCTGTTTGCTGTAGGAGTAACTGCCTGTAATATATTAGTAGTCTTTAAACCAGTCGCGTTTTTAGTAAGTGTAATTTTAGTTGTTTCTAATGTTGCTTTACTAAGTGTTGATGTATTTTCAACAGAAACACCAGTTGTTAAATTAAATATACCTGTTTTAAAATTACCAGAAACCATAGTGTTTCCGTTATCAAACGCTTGCTGCAATGTTCCAGCACCTCCAGATGCTCCCTGTGGTCCAGTTGGTCCTTGAACTCCTTGTGGTCCTTGCGCTCCTTGTGAAGCTAACAGTGCCCAGTGTGTTGTGTCAACATCAGGAGCAGTTGTTCCAGATGTAGCCAATATACAGAACCAAGATGCTCCATCATATCCTACAGCATCATCTGCCACGTAAGACGTTCCAGACACCCAAGATCCCTGCCAGTTTAATCCAGCAGGTCCAACTGGTCCAATAGGTCCTGCTGGTCCTTGAACTCCTTGTGGTCCTTGCGCCCCTGTTCCAATTGTATCGACTAAGTCTTGTATTGTATATGGTTGAGTCTCTGCGTTTAATACTGCAGATTTTCTTTCTGTAAGATTTACATTTTCTGATATTCCTATAAACCTTGTTCCTGATGGTACTGTTGACATTATTTATTTTTTTGCAAAGTTAGTAATTATTTTCTTATATTATCTCGGTTTAATATACTATGCATATACCAAGTTTGTTTTGTTTTTTCTATGACCTATTAAATAATTATTTAAAGTACTTCTGTTTATATTATGAGCTTCAGACGCATCTATTACGCAATCATAAAAAATCCCTGTTTCTAAATTTATAACTAATTTAGCTTTGTAGTTTTTTCCTCTTGAAATACTTTTGCTTCTTTTTTCTAAACATTCTTTAGATAACTTTCTGCCTGTTAGCGACTTTGATATTTTATTTTTTCTTTCTTCTGTAAATATTGTATTTTTATTACTATCAGATATTTTTTTTCTTGTATCTTTACTTACAGGTCTTCCAATTAATCCTTTAGATATTTTCTTCTTGCTTTCTTCTGAATGTTTAAAACCTGTTAATGTATTTGCTATTTTCTTTTTAGTTTCTTCTGATACAACTTTTGAAAATTTATTAGTAGAAACAAATTCGCAATTTAATCCTTCTTTACCTAATACATTATAATACTCCTGCCAACATCTTTCTCTTTCATTTAATAATTCAATAGTACATTCTTCGATAATTTCAAACAAATGATTTTCTACTCCATATTTTAAAAATGAATTATATATCCTTGGTTGTGCTTTGCATTTTAATTTTTTATAGCATAAAAATCTATAATCTATATCAGATGATTGACCAATATAAATTTTATTTTTTGGACTTGTTATTTTATAAATACCTATCATCTAGGTTCAAATTCAGATAAATCAAAAGAATCAAGGCTATCATTTGTACTCTCGAAGTCAACAGGTGGTAAGTTATTCTTACGCTGCTCAATTAACTTAGATTGTGTTGTTGCCTGCTTTAATATTCTATTATCTTTAGCCTTCTCCTTCATCTCGTCTTTCATAGTTATAGACTGAGCCTCAACGCCTTTAAGCTGCATATTCATCTGAAACTCAACATTCATCAACTCAACCTTTAGCTGAGCCTCAGATTTCATTTTCTCTATCTCGTATCCAATCTCTGCCTGCTTGATCATCATCTTAGACTGTGTCTCTGCTTGAATTTGTTGCATAGCATTCTGAGCAGCCATCTGCTGAGACTGAGCATTAATCTGAGCCTGCATCTGCTGAGTCTGCATAGCATTCTGCTGATCCTGCTCCTGCTTCTTACGTCTCTTAAGTTTAAGCAACTGATTAGCTAGCTTAATATTATTTATCTCTCTAATATCTATAGCATCCTCTAAAGTAATTGCATCTCTTGAAAGTGCAACCTGAATATTTTGCTCTAACTTAGTCTTTTCTTCCTCATCTGGAGACATCTCTATAAATATACCGAAATCGTATATGTATATCTCCTTAATCTCTTCAAGAAGACTAACATTGTACTTACCAATCTGCATAGCAAATGTTTCTGCAAAATCAGAGTACTCTAATATATCAGCAACTCTGTAAGATATAGCCTCAGCTAATTCCTTAGTTATGCTTAGACTTCCGTCTAGTATGTGTCGTGTGGCTGTGTTTGAGTTTGCTGCTGCAAGCTTCTGTAGACCAACCAAAGAGTTAGGATCTGGCATACTACCATCCCTAGCCTCGTTCAATCCTGTCACGTCTCTAATCATACTTAGGTAATGGTTATAACTTCCAATTAACGAAGCTATCTTACCCTGACCACTATTAGAGTTAAGCTCCTGAATAGGAACCCTTGCATTATTAAACTCACCATCCTGAGTATAACTTCTACCAATAACACTACCAGTCTGGAAGTATAATCGTAATGCGTCCTCTGGATTGTATGCCGCTCCGTTACCCAAGTCAACCTCGTTAAGTCCATCAGCATCAATGAATACACCGTCAGGGACAACCTTAGATATAACCTGCTGTAGCTTTAAGTGAGTAACCTGAATCAAGTCAGCAAATGGTATCATACGTCTAACTAAAGACTCTATGTTACCCTTATACATTCTTGGAGCTACTGCAATATAATTTGGAAGCGCGTGCTGAGATGATGACTTAGGTCTTACCATATTCTTGGAAAGCTCCCACTTCAACATAATATTAGTACCCATCACCATAATACCATCATACCACACGTCAATAGTCTTCTCGATTTTCTCGAACTTACCATCCTCCATCATCTCATTAGGAGGGTTAAACGTGTCGTCCTTCTGAATTATTCTAACGCCACCTGTATCTAATATCTTTTTCTTGTAAACAAACTTTTTAGTAGTCTTATAATTTACATAAAGTAATGTAGCAGAGTCTCTACTAAATAAACTGTTCTGATAGAACTGTGCGTTGTTGTAATAGTTGTACCAAGACTGGCTATACTTTGAAATCTCTTCAAGCTGCTCATTAGTAAGAGTAGGATCAATCTTAAGTAGTTCAGTAATAGCTACAGTCTTAATTTCACCCCAGTAGAAGCAATCTCTAAAGTGAGGATCCTCTGTGTAGCTGTG